TTCCGGCCAGCACCTCCACCTGCGTGAAATGCCACGGCGTTGGGGCTGCCACGACGGCGCAGTATTCAGCTGATCTTAATGTCGCCGCACCCGGGTACGTTTCCACGGCACCGGTGGGCACCGGCGTGAACACCGCCGGCGTCACGGGCGCCTACTCCGGCGATGTGTCGAACAACCCGAAGGTCGGCGCGCATGACAAGCATCTCCGCGGCAACGGCAACTTCAAGCCCGGCGGCATCGCGTGCAATGATTGCCATGCGGTCACCGCCCTTACGGATTCCGGCCACATGAACGGATCGACCTCGTTCGTATGGAGCAGCCTGGCGACTCACACCGGCGTGCTTACGCCGAGCTACAATCCCGCCACCGGTACCTGTTCCAACGTATACTGCCACGGCGCAGCAACGACGATCGTTGCCACGCAGGGTACGGACACCACCCCCGTCTGGACGGATGGTGCGTATGTCACGACGGATGCAACGGTCACCACGAACCAGGCGGACTGCAACAAGTGCCACCAGTCGCCGGCATTCAACAACGCGACTTTTGACCATAACGGTGTTACTCTCGCCATCGGCAATTGCAACTCCTGCCACACGCATGACGGCGCAGGCGCGAGGCATATCGACGGTGTTCTGGATGCCGTCGGCGGCGTCTGCGATTCTTGCCATGACTATGACGTGAATGCCTCGGGAGACTGGGGCAAGAGCCCGAAGGCGGTCGAGGGCTGGGGCGCCCACGCTACGCATATCACCCACCTGAAGACCGTGTCCGGGGTGACCTTGAGCGCGTCCGCGGATAACTTCAACACCGCGAACTTCAACGCCGTCTGCGGCGTGTGCCATACCCGGGACGGTGCGAGCAACCATGCCATGGGCGGCAGCCCGACCAGATCGATCAACTTCGGCGACGGCCTGGCGCCGGTCTCGTTCGCCGCGGGTGCTCCTGTGTACAGCGGCGTGAGCGGCACCTCTTCGCAATTCGCGCCGAAGACCTGCTCGAACGCATGATCGCGGTGGGCCGATGACCGGCACCTACCTGACCCTCGCCGAGATCCGCCGCCGCCTCGGGCTGGACGAGTACGACGCCTTCTCGCTGTGGCAGCTGCGGGACGCCTACCGCAAGAGCCGCCACGCGCCGCTCCTGCTCACTGACCTTCACGGCCCGCGCCCGTTCACGGTGGCCGACGCCATCGGGTACGGCGAGCGCGTCGCGCACACGGAGCTGCGGCCGTGACCTACGACGCCTTCCTCGATCGCAAGGTGCAACTCGGATCGTCCGGCGGTTTCGAGCCGACGCTGATGCCGGCGTACTTATTCCCGTTCCAGTCCGCCCTCGTGGAGTGGGCTGTGCGCCAGGGCCGAGCGGCGATCTTCGCGGACTGCGGTCTTGGTAAGACGCCGATGCAGTTGGTATGGGCCGAGAATGTTCGGGCGCATACCGGCAAGCCTGTCCTGATCGTGACCCCTATCGCGGTCGGCGCCCAGACTGTTGACGAGGCTGCCAAGTTCCACATCGAGGCGGCCGTGTCCCGGAATGGAACCGTCGCGTCGGGCATCACCATCACCAACTACGAACGGCTCCACCTGTTCGAGCGATCCGACTACGGCGGGGTGGTGTGCGACGAGTCGAGCGCCATTAAGTCGTTCGATGGGGTCCGCCGCAAGTTGGTCACCGACTTCCTGCGGAAGATGCCCTACCGCCTCTTGTGTACCGCCACGGCTGCACCGAACGACTACATCGAACTCGGCACCGCGTCGGAGGCGCTGGGCGAGCTGGGCTACATGGATATGCTCGGGCGGTTTTTTGTCAACGATCAGCACAATAGCGTCAAGGGTCAGCGGTTTCGGTGGGCACAGGGCGGGACGTTTGGTCGGGTCAATTGGCGCTTCAAGGGCCACGCCGAGGTTCCGTTCTGGCGATGGGTCGCGTCTTGGGCGCGGGCGACCCGCAAGCCGTCCGATATGGGCTTCGACGATGACGGATTCATTCTGCCGCCGCTCGAACTGCGCCAGCACATCGTTACCGCCAAGACTAGGCCCGAGGGCGTGCTATTCGACCTTCCTGCCATTGGCCTCCGCGAGGAACGAGAGGAGCAGCGTCGGACGCTGGAGGAGCGGTGCGAGCAGGCGGCGGCCTTGGTCGAGCACGGGGAGTCGGCTGTGGTGTGGTGCCACCTCAACGATGAGGGCAGACACCTCGCCAAGCTCATCCCCGACGCAGAGGAGATCAGCGGATCCGACACCCTCGAACGCAAGGAGGAACTGCTGACTGCGTTCTCGCACGGCGGGGTCCGCGTGCTGGTGACCAAGCCGAAGATTGGGGCGTGGGGTCTGAACTGGCAGCACGCTGCCCACATGGTCATCTTCCCGAGCCACTCCTACGAGCAGTACTACCAGGCCGTCCGGCGAATGTGGCGGTTCGGCCAGAGCCGCCCGGTGGTGGTGGACATCGTTGCCACCGAAGGGAGCAAGACGGCGCTCGACAATCTCCAGCGCAAGGCGGCGCAGGCGGATCGGATGTTCGACGCGCTGGTCGCGCACATGTACGAGGGCCTGACCATCCGGCCCGTCCTTCCCGAAGCCAAGGTGGAGGTTCCGACGTGGCTGTCCTAGACCAACTCCTGACCGATCAGTACGCGCTGTACAACGGCGACTGCATGGAGGTAATGCCGACCCTCCCGGACGGCTCGATCCACCTGTCGCTGTACTCCCCGCCGTTCGCGGGGCTGTATCAGTACAGCTCGTCCGAGCGTGATCTGTCGAACAGCCGGGATTACGACGAGTTCACCGAGCACTACGGCTTCGTGATCTCCGAGCTTCACCGCCTGACGATGCCGGGGCGGATCAGCGCGGTTCACTGCATGGATATCCCGACCAGCAACACCGGCAAGGGTGATGGTCTGCTCGACTTTCCGGGTGACATCATCCGGCTACACCGCAAACTTGGCTGGCAGTACGTCGCTCGCTACCACGTCTGGAAGGAACCGCTGGCCGTCCGCAACCGGACGATGGTCAAGGCGCTGGCCCATAAGACGATCGTGGACGATTCCTCAAAATGCGGCGTGGCCTCGGCGGACTACCTGCTCATTTTCCGTCGGAGCGGGGAGAACCCGGTGCCGATTACCCATCCGATCGGGCTCATGGAGTACGCCGGCGAGCGCCAGATGCCAGCCGACCTGTTGCAGTACCGCGGCCACAACGGCAGTCAAATCGAGAATCGGTATTCGCATTGGATCTGGAGGCAGTACGCCTCGGCGTTCTGGGACGACGTGCGCCTCGATCGAGTGCTGCCTTTCCGCGAGAGCCGGGATGAGGAGGACGAGAAGCATGTCCACCCACTCCAGCTCGACGTGATTGATCGGGCGATGGTGCTATGGAGCAACCCCGGTGAGCGGGTCCTGACCCCGTTCATGGGCGTCGGCTCCGAGGTCTACGGCGCGGTTCAGGCTGGACGGCTCGGCATTGGTATCGAACTCAAGCCGTCGTACTACCGGCAGGCCGTGCAGAACCTGCGGGCTATTGGGTCTGAAGGAACGCAAGGCGGGCTATTCGACTTGGTGGCGCTATGACGCCCGAGGCCATCTGGCAGCGCGAGGTCGACCGCGAGCGGAGCCGTCTCGACCGCCGCAACGCCCGCCTGCGAGAGCGCCGCGCCACCGACCCGGCCTACCGCGAGCGGGACAACGCCTACCACCGGGCGTACTACGCCAGCCATCCCGAGCTGCGGGTCTACCAGCGCGACTGGAAGCGGCGGGCGGACGAGGCGAAGTACCAGCGTTCGCTGGGCGGGCTGCACGAGCTTCGCTGCGACAACGACCCGTGCTCGTGCGCCGAGGTCGTGATCGGGACGGTGGCGGATGCCTAGGCTGCTTGACCTGTTCTGCGGGGCCGGTGGCGCGGCGATGGGCTACCACCGGGCCGGTTTCGAGGTCGTCGGCGTGGATATCAACCCTCAGCCGCACTATCCGTTCGAGTTCCACCAGGGTGACGCGCTGACCTTCCCGCTGGACGGCTTCGATGCGATTCATGCCAGCCCACCGTGTCAGGCGTACAGCCGGATGCGTCACCTACCGTGGGTGAAAGCGCGAACCGCCGACCATTGGGATTCCATCCCCCCCACAAAGGCGTTGCTGGCAACCGCCCGCGTGCCGTGGGTTATCGAGAACGTGGTAGGCGCACCACTCGACGGCATCATGCTG